GAAGGGTTACTTCTCAAAAGAAGATAGACGAAAACATCTTGCGATTAAGAAGAAACGACCCGACTTAGATATTAGGTTTTGTTTTCAAAATAGCAAAACCAAACTATCTAAAGGAAAGAACTCTATCTCTTACGCCAAGTGGTGTGAGAGACATGGGTTTCTTTATTGCGATAAATTTATTCCTGATGATTGGTATGACCTACCCACAACCTGACAACCCCAAAGCTGGAGATGTATTATTTGACCCAATTAATAAAATGTGGAGAGTATTTAATGGGTTGACATGGGTTGAAGTTAATTTACGAGAACACAAGTGCAAGTTAGATGACGAGTCAATACAAGAATAAAAAAGTTTGCCCTGAATGTGGCAAGAAAAATTGTGCAGTCTTTGATGATGGACATGAACATTGCTTTACTATGGACTGTGGCTATACCTACTACCCAAACAAGAAAGAAAAAAAGATGACAACTAACATCATTCCAATGTTAAAACCAAAGCCAAGTTTACTTAAAGTTACACCAATAGCTTTACCTAAACGTGGCATAAGCAAAGAAACTTGTGAGATGTTTGGTTATGGTCAAGCTGAATACAGAGGACAACCAGTACAAGTCGCTACATACAAAGACCAGCAAGGTAAGGATGTAGCACAGCATATAAGATTTCAAGATAAAAAGTTTATATGGATAGGAGATATGTCGAAGGTACAGCTATGGGGTCAACACCTATGGAGACAACATGGTAGTAACGGTTCAGTTTTTGTGACTGTTTGCGAAGGAGAGATTGATTGTATGTCTGCTAGTCAGATACAAGGCAACAAGTTTCCTTGTGTATCTATACCATCAGGTGTACAGTCTGCACCAAAATACTTAGCCGCTAACTATAAATGGTTAGATAGTTTTTGTCGTATCGTTATATGTTTTGACAATGATGAGGCAGGGGAGAAAGCGGCAGAAAAATGTATGGAAGTATTACCAAAGGGTAAAGCGGCTATAGCAAGACTAGACAGAAAAGATGTTAACGAACATTTTGTATTAAGGGAAGGAGATTTAGTTAGAGATAGGTTATGGAAAGCTAGACCAGTAAGACCTGATAGTTTAATTAATGCCGCAGATGCGTGGGATTTATTTATAAAAGAAACAAGTGATCCTGTTAGCGATTTTCCTTATCCAAAGTTAAATGAATACACAATGGGTTTATATCCTAGTCAGTTATTTACTGTAGCTAGTGGTAGCGGTGCAGGGAAGAGTACGATTTGTCGTGAGTTTTGCCACCACTTCTTAAAGAGAGGGTTGAAAGTAGGATATATAGGCTTAGAAGAAACAGTGCAGAGAACATTACAAGGATTGATTGGTATTGATTTAAATGTACCGCTTCATTTAAAGAAACAAAATATAGATGACGAACAATTAAAAGATGCTTTTAATAAGTTAACTGCTACTCGTAATCTATTTTTGTATAACCATTTTGGTAGTCTTGATCCTGATGTATTGCTTGAACAGATAAGGTATCTAGCAACAGTAGATAAAGTACAGGTAGTTATCTTAGATCACATCAGTATAGTCATGTCTGGTCTTGAGTTAGATAATGAAAGACGAGCTATAGATGTAACCATGACAAAGCTTAGAAGCCTATGCGAAGCAACCAACATAGCTTTGATAGTAGTCAGCCATTTACGCAGACCACAAGGGCAAGGACATGAAGAAGGTAGAGATATATCTGTATCAGATCTTAGGGGTAGCCATAGTTTAGTTCAATTATCTGATGTTGTTCTTGGTGCATCACGCAATCAAGTAGGAGATGCTAGTGAAAGATCAAGACTACAACTTAAGATACTTAAGTCTAGACATACTGGTATGACAGGGGAGGTAGATAAATTATTGTACGATCAAAACACAGGTCGTTTAGTTGTATATGAAGATTCTTTTGGAGGGTTATGACTTTACTTATTGATGCTGATTGGCTTATCTATTCTTCTTGTTGTGCTTGTGAAGTAGATACAAGATGGAATGATTGGGAACATACACTACACTCTGACGAGAGAGACATACTTAATTTAATTGACAATAGATTAGATGTTTACAAGGGTATTGCTACTGGTAAGCATGACATAGTTATGTGTTTTACTTCTTACCCTACATTTAGACATGAAATATTTCCTGAGTACAAGATCAACAGGATAGGTAAACGTAAACCATTAGCACTTAAGAGTGTTATCAAAGAAGTAAAGGAAAGATATGAAACTGTAGCGTATGAAAACTTAGAAGGAGATGACGTACTAGGTTTGCTTGCTACCAATGGCAGATACAAAGACCCGATAATAGTTTCAGTTGACAAAGACATGAGAACATTACCTTGTAAACTAATAGCCGCTGATGAAATAGAACATATAACAGAGAAGAAAGCTAATAGACATTGGTTTGAAATGTCTTTAGCAGGGGATGCAGGTGATGGGATATTAGGTATTAAAGGTATGGGTATGGTTACAGCAAGCAAGACATTAGCTAACACACCTGATACTAAAGAAGCACTATGGTCTAAAGTACAAGAGACATATACAAAGAAAGGCCATACTATTGCTGACGCTATTCTTAATGTAAGACTCACAAGAATACTACGAGAAGGGGATTATAACTACAGCACAGGGGAAGTAAAACTTTGGAATCCATAAAGAAAACCCTTGAGTAGAACCACCAACTCAAGGGTTTCCGTGTTGTTTGCAACAAGGTAACCACTCCTTGCTATCTTTAATGTAACATATAATATAGATATAGCTCTTTAATTTTTGTGAATAGTAATCTGCCTGTTATTACAGATGAACTTATAAATAGTTTAGATGCTGTATTTCCTAACAAGCATCCTGATCTATCACTAACTGATAGAGAAGTATGGTATCGTGCAGGTCAGAGGTTTGTTGTTGATTATCTTATTGAACAGCAAGCAAGGCAAAAAGAAACTATGCTAACAACAAGAGTATTGGAGAATTAACTATGTGTTTTGGAACTCCCAAGCCACCAAAATTACCAGATCCAGAACCAATGGATTCAGCTATAGAACAGACTGCTGATAAAGTTGTGATGGCTGATAAGAGAACACAGCCTAGTAAGAAAAAGAAACAACAATTAGCCACGGTTACAGGTAGAAGAAGGCTTGGTACTAAATCATTACAAATACCTTTACTTGCAAATACTTCTGGTACTGGTAATTTAAACTACCCAACTTAAATGGAATACTCAACACAAGGCACAACAGCCGCAAGTAGATATGAGATGCTTGTAAATAGTAGGTCAACTTATGATCGTGAAGCAAAGGAGTCTTCAAAGCTAACTATACCTAGCTTAATTCCAGAGCAAACATCAGGTACTAGAGCAAAGATCAAGACACCTTTTCAAGCAACAGGTAGTCGTGGTGTTAACAGTCTTAGCAATAAATTATTAATGACTTTGCTACCACCAAGTACAGCATTTTTTAAATTAGAAATAGATGATCTTGAAATTAAAAAGCAAGGACAAGAAGCATTGCAAAGTGAAATAGATAAAGGGTTAAGAACAATAGAAAATGCTTTGATGAATCAAATAGAAATATCAAATGATAGGGTTGCTATGTTTGAAGCACTCAAGCATTTAGTCGTATCAGGTAATGTTTTGCTATACCTAACAGACAAAGGACTAAAGGTATATCCATTATCTAAGTTTGTATGTAAGCGTGATGAGGTTGGTAACGTCTTAGAAATTTTAATAAAAGAAACTATACATCCACAAGCTTTACCTGCTGACTTCTTAGAACAAATAAAGAAGAAAGAAAATTATGACGCTAAATCTATGGAAGAAGATTTAGATATATACACATATATTAAAAGAGTTAATGATGACTTCCTTTGGTTTCAAGAATGTAAAGGAGAAAAGATACCTAACACAGATGGTAAATCTAAAATGGATGTTACACCCTTTATTCCTCTTAGGTTTATTCGTATTGACGGAGAAGATTATGGTAGAGGTTACGTTGAAGAATACAGAGGAGACTTAATTAGTCTTGAGTCTTTGATGCAAGCAATCATAGAAGGTGCTGCTGCTAGTGCTAAAACATTATTCTTAGTTAATCCTAATGGTATTACAAGAGCAGCTACTATAGCTAAAGCACCTAACGGAGCTATAAGAGAAGGTACTGCTGCTGATATATCTGTCATGCAAGTAGGTAAAGCAGGGGATTTTAGTGTTGCCTTTAGTGCTATACAAAGAATAGAAGCAAGACTAGAGTTTGCTTTCTTAATGGCTAGGTCTGTACAAAGAGAGGCAGAAAGAGTAACAGCGGCCGAAATAAATCTTATGGCACAAGAACTAGAGAATAGTCTTGGCGGTATTTATAGTATCCTGACTCAAGAGTTTCAACTTCCATACCTTAGACGTAGGATGCATATGTTGGTAAGGGCTGGTAAAGTACCCAAGCTACCCGATCAATTAGTTAAGCCTAAGATAGTAACTGGATTGCAAGGTTTAGGTAGAGGTAATGATAGAAATAAACTTATAGAATTTATAGGAACTGTAGCTCAAGCATTAGGACCAGATGTAATGA